ATCGTCTGCTTTGGTAGCGGCAGTAAGCGTTTCAGCGATAGTACCACCACCTGTTGCTGCAAATAATCCAAGAGGTTTACCAATACCATCACCGTTAAGGAATGAATCCTCTTCGGCATTTCCAAGAGCTTTACCAAATTGCTCAAGAATGTAGGATTCAAGATTGAAGGCATTGTCATAAAGCAACTCCTCAGTAACCTTTATTGCAACATGAAGCTTGTGAGCATCAAGTAAAATCTGACTAAAGGTTGCATCGCCGAAAGTAAGTGGCCCACCTTCTTCAATCCACGCAGCAGCAGGTTTCGTAGCAGCAATATTAATTTTGTGTTCACCACTTGTGGTTATAGTTGTGGCAAGGCTACGCATGATATTCGACTCAGAAAGAGAATCAATTAAGCGATGGTCGTATTCATCAGGAACAAGATAACCGCCATCGGCATCCACACCTTCCTGCAAGATGTTGCTTACACGTTTGAAGTTAGAACGGAAGGCCTCTAACATAGCATCTTTGTATTCATCAGATGCACGACCTGTTTTCTTTGATTTGTCTTTACCACCAGCAGATGGTTTAGAAGTAAGTGGAGTATTGATAGGCTTGTTAAGCTCTGCCTCCATTGCCTCTTGTCTTTCTAGACGATTAATTTCTTTACCCAGGTCAGCAATTTCGACCTCCATCTTAGAGTAGATGGCATCGTCCTCAGTGTTAAGGGTACCCTTGTCGGTACGATGAGAATCAAGAAATGCCTTAGCAGCATTCCATGAGGTATTACGTTTTTCTCTAAGTTCTAAAATAGTCATAATTAAATTCCTCCTATATGTGTTGTTTGATGAGGTCAAGACGCTCCATAAGCGAATCAACAGTTCGTTCTGTGCACTTTTGCACAATTGGTTTAGTGGCTTCTATTTTGCATTTTGCTGAAATTTTATCCATGAGGCAGTTGGTAACTGCTACTTGTGAAAAAAGCATTGTAGAATTTTCTGACACGATATCCTTAGAATCACCAGGACGCTTTAAGATGTCATCGGCAAAGCCTAGCTCTACTGCTTTATTGGCATCCATCCAAGTCTCAGCATCCATAAGATGAGATAGCTTGGCACGGCTCATACCCGTTTTAATTTCATAAGCATTAATGATGGATTCCTTGACTTCGTCTAGCATTGCAATTGCCTTTTGCATATCCACAGAGCTTCCAAAAGCCATCGTTGCGGGATTGTGAATCATCAGCATAGAAACCGGTGATACCAAAACTTTAGTACCTGCCATTGCAATGACAGAGGCAACTGAAGCTTCGATACCATCTATTTTTATAGTGACGTTGCCTTTATAATCTATAAGCATATTGTAGATTTGTGCCGCCGCTACACAGTCACCGCCAGGTGAGTTTATCCATACGGTAATATTGCCACTGCCTGTGACTAGCTCATCTTTAAAAAGCTGCGGTGTGACATCATCATCAAACCAACTTTCCTCGGCGATTGTTCCGTTTAGAAACAGCGTCCTCTCCATCAATTCCTGATTCGTTTCCTTGTTCAGAATTGTCTGGTTCTTCCAGATCCAAAACTTCTTCTTTTTCATCGGGATTTTCCTCCTTTCCGTCTGTACTTGCATTTGCTGCAAAGATACCTGCATCTGCAAGTTTGGTCATGTTGCCATTGATAAGATATAAATCACCGCCTTGCTCAGTGGGGATGAGGTCAAGATTTTCAAGTCCTCGGATATCATTTGCTGACATCCAGCCATTTTGTCTGGCGGTGGCATAACCATTCATACGACTTTGATAATCACCACGTAGTAGACCATCAACATTGAACTTGATAAAGTATTGCTTCTTGTCATTGGTAGAAAGCAGCGCACGCACCATTGCTTGTTCCCACCTTGTTACCCAAGGGTCGAGAGTGTATTTTACGAATTCCAAGGATTGTTGCTCTATATTAGAAAAGCTCGATTTCTCCAAGTCACCAACCATGTGTGGTGGTACTCGGAAAATTCGAGCTATTTCATCTACTTGAAATTTTCTGGTTTCCAAAAATTGTGCCTGTTCCGGAGAAATAGAGATGGGTGTATATTTCATACCTTCCTCAAGGACTGCTACTTTATTTGAATTACTACTGCCACCAAAGGCTGCGTTCCAGCTTTCTCTAACACGCGCTGGGTCTTTAACCGTTCCTGGATGTTCTAAGATACCGCCTGGTGTTGCGCCATTAGCAAAAAACTTGGCACCATATTCCTCACAGGCGATAGCCATACCAATAGAGTTTTTTGCCATAGCGATGGGAGAATATCCAACCAATCCATCAAAGCCAAGTCCAGGAATGTGAAGCACGTCTGATGATTTTAGAAGAACCGTTCCACTTTTCATAGTAGGTGCATCTTCATTACTAGTTTGGTATTGATAGTAAAGCTGCCCCTTAGCATCTCTGTCTACCGTCATACGGTTTGGCATCAGCGGATATAGCGCAATGACTTCACCTTTACCATTACGAATAATCTGCGCATAGGCATTTCCCCATAATAACAAGTGCGTCATGAGCGTCTCACGAAAGACAAATGAAGTCATCTCTGGATTAGGCTCATCATGCAATAGAAAATACAAGGAGTGGTCAGTTGCTTTTTCCTTGCCACCACTATCATTGTAGTGATACATATGTAGAGGTAGACCGGCGATAGCCTCAGCTAAAATTCTCACGCAGGAATATACTGCGGTCATTTGCATAGAGGAGCGTTCGGTTACTAACTTGCCAGAGGTGGAGCCACCAAATAGAAATCGGTAAGAACTGCCGGAGGTACTGTCTGTCGGTTTATCCCTTGACCGAAATATTCCGCTTAATATGCTCATATAAAATCACGCTCCCTTCTTATAAAAACAAGATGCCTCTGTCATCGTAAACAGAAGCACCAGTATCGGTATTACCGCAGCGAATAGCTCTATCTAAAGCCATGATTGTTGCAATAGCACCATCTATTTTTTCAGTTGATTTTTCTTTGTCAGCTTTAATGTTGCCAGCAGGGTCAGTTCGGATGAAAATGTTATCCATCATCCAGTGCAACACCGGATGTCCTCCGTGGGCCAGCTTTTGTTCTAAGGTTAGCTTCATTAGTTCTTTAGTAGGTGGAGACATATCCTTAAAGCCCTGACCGAATGGAACAACAGTAAAGCCCATACCCTCAAGGTTTTGAACCATCTGTACAGCGCCCCAACGGTCAAAGGCAATCTCACGAATATTGAAGTGCTCGCCAAGGGACTCGATGAATTTTTCAATGTAGCCATAGTGAACAACATTGCCTTCGGTAGTTTGTATAAAGCCTTTGCGCTGCCAGATATCGTAAGGAACATGATCACGCTTCACACGTAGATCAATGGTTTCTTCTGGTATCCAGAAGTAAGGCATGATGCAAAATTTATCATCTTCCTCCTCAGGTGGAAAGACTAAAACAAAAGCTGTGATATCAGTAGTGGAAGATAAATCCAGACCGCCATAACAAATGCGGCCCTCTAGAACTTCTTCATCAACCTTAAAAGAACAGGCGTCCCATTTGTCCATTGGCATCCAGCGAATAGCTTGCTTGACCCATTGATTTAGTCGAAGCTGCCTGAAGGAATTTTCCTCACCGGGATTTTCTTTTGCCGATTCACAGGCGGCTTTTACTTTATCTATGCCTACCGTAATTCCAAGAGATGGATTTGCTTTTTTCCATACCTTAGGATCAGTCCAATCATCTGCTTCATCAGCACCATAGATTACAGGATAGAAGGTAGCATCATGTTTTCTGCCATTTAGAATATCCTTAGCTTTTTGATGGGTTTCAAAGCAGATGGAATGGGTATCTGTTCCAGCAGTCGTGATAAGAAAATAAAGCGGCTGCATACGAGCATCACCAGAGCCTTTGGTCATAACATCAAATAATTTTCTGTTGGGCTGTGTATGCAATTCATCAAATACAACGCCATGAATATTAAATCCATGCTTGGAATAAGCCTCAGCTGATAGCACTTGATAGAAGCTATTAGTTGGTTGAAAGATAATACGTTTTTGTGAGGTTAATATTTTTACTCTTTTATTCAGTGCTGGACACATGCGAACCATATCAGCAGCTACATCAAATACAATAGTAGCTTGCCCTCTATCAGCTGCACAGCCATAAACCTCAGCCCGTTGTTCACCATCACCACAGGTAAGCAGAAGTGCGATGGCAGCGGCCAGTTCCGATTTGCCCATTTTCTTTGGAATTTCTACATAGGCAGTATTAAACTGCCGGTATCCATTTGGCTTTAATATTCCAAATAGGTCTCGAATGATTTGTTCCTGCCAATCAATAAGGTCAAAGGTTTTTCCAGACCAGGTGCCCTTGGTGTGATGTAAGCATTCGATAAAGCCAACTGCGTAATCTGCCATTTCTTTACTATAGATAGAATCCTTTGCCATAAACTTGGTGGGCGTATATTTCTTTAATTTTCTAATAAGCCATCACCTCCTGTTTGACAACAAAAATAGCCGCCTTAAGCGACTTACAAATGTACAAGAAACAGAAGCACTTGGCTCCTGTTCTTTTAAGTACTGGATTTATGGTATATCCTACAGATTCATTTTAATTGCAGGAATAATTTGATGCTCGCCAGTTTGGTAATTAGTATTACAAGATTTCACTTTGACAAGTCCGGCCATCTGGCAGCCCAGCCTTTCAAATTCTGCTAGGGTAGTAATGAGGCTTGAAAAGGTGCTTGAAATGGTAAACGCTGTAATGTTGTTTTCCCTGCAGGCTTCAATAATTTCTGGAATGTCTTGTTCCCAAATCACGTCGTTGAAATCCAGTAGTTCGTTGCCAGCTTCCTTTGCATTTTCGTAGGCCCAGTAAACTTTGTAGTTCACATTGCTGTCCTTGTTGTTTTTTGCTTCTTCAAATGATTTAATTTTCTGCATGATCTTAACCTCCGTATATTTGTGTTTTATCTTTTAGTAGGTACATATTCGCACTTATTACACATGATAGTAAGTCAATTTTCAATAATAAATGTATCAAATAAGCAGTCTGAAAGAGGTGTGATTTAAAGCTTTTTACACATATCAACACCATAGATTACGTTAAGACCGGAGCCATTATCCCAAGTTACCAAGATGCTGCCGGTATCATCCACACTGATGACCGTTCCTTTGGTTCCAACAGGTGGTGCTTGTATATCATCCATCTGTATCAGCACAACTCTGGTGCCGGGTGCATACTTGATGCGGAGTGCATTTAAGGTTCCTTCTCTAATTATTTGCATGGGACATTCTCCTTTGCAGCTTTGCCGCTTCGAAAGGCTGAGCTACCAGTTAAGTTCTTAAGTAGCAACTTGCGTTCGTTTTTGTACTGAGCACCGATAAATCCAAGGCGCAGTAGAAAACAGCGGAAGGCATATTTGTCATTGTCTGTTTCAGTCTCCTTAGAATTAACTCGCTTCTGCTTTTTTGCCGTAGTGCAAAGGGCGGTAATGAGGTGGGTATAGGCCTTGGAAGTCTCACTTTCTAGCTCACCAGCAAACCAAGGAAAGGAAATCCTCTCGTCGGTTATGATGATGGGCAATTCAGTAGCACCGAGTGCTTTGCAAATGAGTTTTTGTTTAGCTGCCACCAGATTGTTTAGATTCTCCAGTGTGGCTTGTGTGAAGCCTTCTTTTGGTAGCTCTATGCAAAGTCCATCAATCGCTTTTGGAGCCTCACTTGCGGCAGGTGTATTCCCTGTTTCAACAAGTTCTGCTTGGTAGCCTAAGTTTACTAATCTTTCTAACAAGAGCTCTGCATGGCTGTCTGCTTCACCGGTTAGGGTGCCAGTTCTGTCGATAGTGTAGTTGCCAATTTCATAAGCGCAGGTTGGCACACCCTTGTAGCTTGCATTGATATCGGTGATTTCAGCAATGACATTGACCAGTGCTTTTCGTTCTTTGCCTGTAACGTTAAATTTTACTTCCATGTGAAGTACCTCCTTCATTTTTGGTACTTACATATATCACTCTAAAGGCACATAATAGCAAGCAAATTTGTGTAGAAAAGCAGCTGAATATGTGACTTTAAGTTGTGTGGTATTAACAATTAAGCTTTGGAGGATTTGTCACTATTTAAGGCTTCTATGATTTCATCATAAGAATAAGTCAAACCCTCACGCATAACAGTAATGCCATCACTAGAGCCGACCTGTTCAATATAGCGTTTTACAATAACATCACAGAATTTTTCATCAAGTTCAATCATGTAACAGTTACGGTTTGTTTGCTGGCAGGCAATAAGGGTAGAGCCACTACCACCAAAGGGATCAAGTACGATGCAGTTGGTCATACTGGAATTCATAATGGGGTAGGCTAGTAAGTTGATTGGTTTCATGGTAGGGTGATCACCATTTTTCCTAGGTTTATCAAATTCCCAGATGGTAGATTCTTTTCTACCAGTGTACCATTCGTGTTTACCTTTTTTCTTCCAACCAAAGAGCACTGGCTCATGCTGCCATTGATAGGGTGAACGTCCCAGCACTAAGGATTGTTTCTTCCAGATACAAGTTCCGGAGAGATAAAAGCCTGCTTCAGAAAATGCTTTTCTGAAATTAAGACCTTCCGTGTCTGCGTGAAATACATAGATACTGGCATCACTGGCCATTGCTTTTGCTGTGTTAGAAAAAGCATCAAACAAAAATTGATAGAAGGCATTGTTTTCCATATTGTCATTTTTAATTTTGCCAGCAGAGCCTTCGTAATTTACATTGTAAGGTGGATCTGTGATTGTAAGATTAGCGAGCTTTCCAGCCATCAATGCTTCAAAGGTTTCTGGTTTGGTGCTATCACCACAGACTAGACGATGATTCCCTAAAATCCATAAATCACCTAATTTATTAAAGGTGGGATTTTTAAGCTCAGCATCTACATCAAAATCATCATCTTGGATGCCATCCTTTAAGCTATCTTTAAAAAGGTCATCTAGTTCAGCTGGATCAAAACCAGTAAGAGAGACATCAAAGTTGGTGCCTTGCAAATCGGAAATGAGTAGGGCCAATTTATCTTTGTCCCATTCACCACTAATTTTATTCAGCGCAATATTTAATGCTTTTTCTTTTTCCACGCCCATTTCGATAACAACGCATTCAACTTCTGTGATGCCCATATCCATGAGAACCTTCAATCGTTGATGTCCACCTACGACCTTGCCAGTAGTTTGATTCCAGATAACTGGTTCTACATAGCCAAATTGCTCAATAGAGCGCTTTAGCTTTTCGTATTCTGCATCACCTGGTTTTAAATCCTTACGAGGATTATATTCAGCAGGAAGTAAATTCTTGGTGGCTTTCTTTTCTATCTGCATATTGCGTGACCGCCTTTCATTAATTTTTCTAGGCCCTTAGCAGCCCCAGTAATATCACCTGCGAGTGCTTGCCCTTTAATTGTTCGATATTGTTGAACTGTAAGTTTATGTTTGCAAGACTTGAGACGCATCATAAAAGTAGTTAAATTCATAGCAGTTATCTTCCTTTCCTTGTAGCAAGTAAACGTTCCATAACATCGTCTTGAGGGGTACCGCCTTGCCATTCGACAGAGCAGTTTTCTTTTACAACCTGAAATATTTGAAACCAGATTTGATTGACTTGTTTCATATAAGTTTGACTCATGGAGACATAAGGAGAAGCAATCGCATTACCGGTGGTGGGATGCTTAGCTAAAAAACCGAACTCTGAGATGCATTCTTCACATTGAATCCAGCGGCTGACGCTCATGGCATATTGCTCAATTAGTTGAATACTGACTAGCCGATCACAATTTCTCTCCTTTAGCCAGATCCAAGTTTCTGTGTAGACTTCTTTGGCACAAAGATCTTTTCCGTTTTTTTGTTTTGCCCATAAATATTCTTTCATGGGTGGAATATCAGCACCTTCAAAGTCAGCAGGAGCAGGCAGGTCATCAGGCATCATGTTTGGCGGCTGCATGACCTTGGCAGTTTTGCCTTTATCTATTTTCTCAGTTAGTGCTTTCGGTTTTCTACCAGCACCAACACGTGCACCACCACGATTTGTACCGTCCTTGGCCATCGCCATCACCTCCTTAAATCAAAATGGGGTCAATCCCCTGTTTGAATACTGCTTTTTGTGCGTGTGACCCTTGCACCGTTTCCCTGTACGTTTAGTTTTAGAGATTTTGACCGCCCCTACCGGTTGGATCATCACGCTCGTAACTTTTATTTTTGCTCCAGCGATCACCCATTTGGGCTGTAATCTTTGAGTGACACGATTTACATAGTGCCATCAAATTAGCTTCATCATGGGTACCACCACGTGAGAGTGGAAGGATGTGATGGACTTCCTCGGTCTTGTTGTAACGACCTTCTTTCAGGCATTGTTCACAAAGGGGATGTTTAGTTACGTACCTGTCACGGATACGCTTCCAAGCTCGCCCATACCTACGGTGTACATCAGGGTTCCTGTCGTACTTCTCGTAGCGCTGGTTCTCTAGCTTTTTATGTTCTTCACAATATCTTCCATCAGTTAGATTAGGACAGCCGGGATAAGAGCAGGGCCTTTTTGGTTTCATTGGCATATTTGCCACCTCCTTGCATAACAAAAGCCCTGTAGGTCAGGTGACCAACAAGGCTCTTTGCAGCTTTTCATACTATTAGTATAACAGGAGTAATAGGTAAATGCGTCCACGATATTACTCATTGCTTTCCAAATAGCAGGAGTGCTAGGTGCTGTAGGGCACGGTTCTTTTTGTTGTAAGCAGATGAGCGCTCAATGTGGAAGTAGTCACACACGTCATACACAGCACCCGTTTGGTTGTCCTCGTTTTCATGGTAGAAGGCGTCAAGCACAAAACGCTCATCCTCACTAAGCTCAGCCCATGCAGGCTTGAACCAGTTCATGTATTCTTTCGCTTGTCGATAACGCTCCTGAAGCACGTCGATTTCCTCAATGCCATTTAGAATACGTTCCTCTGCAGCTTTTGGATTGTGAACTCTAGGCATGCCATCAAATTGTGGACTGTGAACACCCTCCATTTTACAGTGGACGCCGGAGATTTCCTCTGCGGTGTGGTTGATAATAAATTCCATGCTGCTGTAATCTTTTAGTGCATTGATAGCGGCACTACGCTTGTCTAAATACTGCCAGATAATATTCATATTCTGTACCTCCGATTCATTCGATTGGTTTCACTCGGATTGGCACGGATTGTCTTTGATTGTCATAGGTTTGCTTTTACCGCAGCAATAAGGGCATCCTGCGTTATGTTTTTAGAATGTAGGGCCGTAATAATACGTTCATCAATGGTATATTTGGTTATGATATGTTCAATAACCACAGTCTTAGCATCTTGACCTTGTCGCCATAGCCTAGCATTCGTCTGTTGATATAACTCCAGAGACCAGGTCAGCCCAAACCAGATAAGTGTGGAGCCACCGGCTTGAAGATTTAGTCCATGACCTGCAGATGCAGGATGAATAACACCAACAGGAATTTCACCGTTATTCCAAGCAGTGATGTCACAGCTTGCTTTTAGTTCACGAACATCAAAACGTTCTTTGATACGCTTTAGATCATGCTTAAACCAATAGGCTACTAATACTGGTTTGCCATTGGCTGACTCAATTAAATCCTCTAAGGCATCCAGCTTTCTATCATGAATGGAAAGCACAGCTCCTTTATCATCATAAATTGCTCCATTGGCTAACTGTACCAGCTTTCCAGTAAGAGATGCAGCGTTGGCAGCCGTTATCTCACCTTCAGGTAACTGTAGTACTAGATCCTGTTTTAGTTCCTCATAACGCTGGCGTTCTATTTCTGATAATTCCACAACATATTCTCGGCTGATAAGCTCCGGCATGATGAGATGGTCAGTAGACTTCATGGAAATGGTAATATCTGATATTTGCTTATAGATGGCTGTTTCTGCACAGGGCAGTGGTTTGTAGGAATATATGATTTGTCCATTACGCTTATCTGGTGAAAAATAGTTACTACGATAGGCACCAATAAAGCGACCAAGGCGTTGGCCCATATCCAGTAATCGAAACTCAGCCCACAAATCCATTAAACCATTAGCACTTGGAGTACCAGTTAGACCTACCATACGTTTTACTTTAGGGCGAACCTTGGATAAGGCCTTGAAGCGTTTTGCTTGATGATTCTTAAAAGAAGATAGCTCATCAATAACGACCATATCAAAGTCAAAGGGAATACCACTGTCATCAATGAGCCAACTAAGGTTCTCTCGGTTGATGATGGTGATATCAGTTGGAGTAAGTAGGGCATCCATTCGTTCCTTTACACTGCCAACTGCAACGGTATAAGTCAGGTGCTTTAGATGTTGCCACTTCTCAATTTCTGCAGGCCAAGTATCTCTGACAACCCGAAGTGGGGCGACCACCAAAATGCGATGGGCCTCAAAACTATCAAACAATAGGTCATCAATAGCAGTGAGAGTGATGGATGTTTTACCAAGGCCCATATCAAGGAGAATTGCAGCTATATGATGATTTTCAATATAGTCGATGGCATATTTTTGATAATCGTGAGGTATGAACTTCATTTGGCATCACCTCTAATTCTTGTGAGTAGTATTTCTATCTGTTGTTCATCGTCAATTACATAAACATTAAAGCCTAAACCACGAAGCAGTTTGTGTCTCGCTAGTTGTAGTGGTCTAGGCACTTGCCCCGGAGCCTTTAATTCTACAAAAGCGATTATTCCACCAGGAAGTAATACCAATCGATCGGGTATCCCATCAAAACCGGGACAGGTTAGCTTCAGTGCCAAACCACCGGCGGCTTTTATCTTTTTTACTAATTTGGTTTCAATTGTTTTTTCTCTCATTTGGCTCCTTTCCATCAGATTTTTTTATGGGATAGGTAACCTCTATAAGGTCGTTACCTAGAACTATTCTTAGACTATATTTATTTGTTCTTAGAAAAAGTCTAGTAGGAGACATCGTAGAGGTTACCTTTTATAGAAATCAATCTAAAAAATCCTCATCCTTTTTCAAAATTAGTCCTTTAAAGAAACGCTTATTATGAAGCTTTGCTCTTATAAAGCCTGCTTTATCAAGAGCGGCATAAAAATCAGTTGTGCTGCGGACATACTCGTTATTGTCATAGGCATAATTTCTGTAAGTTTGGTATAAAGCATTGGAGCTTTCTTTTACATTTTCATCAATAGTACACTTGTCCTCTAGGAAATGTGCGAACCAATCATTCTGGTCTCGATACTCCTCGATCGCATCTTTGACGCATTTGGGTACTGGCAGCTGGTAGTCATTTTGGATGACCTTCATGGCACCATCGATTATCCAAGTAAGGATACTGTCACCAGCATTGTCGTATAAATATTCACTATAATTCTTGATGTCGGTCTTGCCAGTAATCTTGGCATTGAAGGGGATGACAATCAGTCTACGCCAGATACCATCATCTGAAGCACTGACACGAGGTAAGTGATTTGTATAAAGTACGAGCGTATGACAAGGTTTGAAGCTAAAAGGGTCTTTATACTTTTTTTCAGCAAAGACATCATCAGTGGAGCAGAGCTGTTTGACGGTGGAGTCGTTAAGTCTAGCACCTTCCTGCATCTCAGCAGCAATGAGTAGCCGCTTACCCTTGACCTCAGCCATTTCTGGTTTGATATTTCTACGACAACCAACAGTTAAGGTATCAGCGGAGATATTGCCAGAGTAGAGTCCCAGCACACGAGATACAGCATTCCAAAAGGTGGACTTACCATTACTGCCTTCACCATAAGCAATGATGAGAGCTTCAACATAAACCTTGCCAATAGCAGCTAGTCCACAAATCATCTGCACATAATCAATAAGTTCTTGATTGCTTTGAAAGATAAGGTCAAGACTATCGAGCCATATCTGCAAGCCTTTTTGCCCCGGAGCAACCGAGGTAATTTTGGTAATGTAATCCTCTGATGCATGTTCTCTGGCACCGGCAACACCTTTTCTTAGATCATAGGTAGCAGCAGGTGTACAAAGAGCAAAGCAATCTGCATCTAAGTCTCCGGGTGAAATTTCTAACATCGGGTGAGATTCTTTTAATGTTGAGGAAATGTTCTTGGAATCTCTACGCTTGATGGCAAAGGCCTGATAGGCTTTTGATGCCAGAAATTCTTGATAGACCGTCAGTTGAGCTTCATTCATCAAGGCTTCCGCTTTGGCCTTAGTAGTATTATCCAAAATATCTTGAGCGCCACAGTCTTGAAGCTTTTGTAGGGCTTCCTGTAAATCTTTCGTAGCTTCCCTTAATTGACGGCGTGTTAATTCGTGGGCCACAGCTTGAGCACCTGGTTCTGTTTCTTGCCAGTAGTGATCACTATAACGAATAAAGTGAGTGGAAGGAGAGTAGCGTAGCTCACTAGAAAAGTGCTTGGCTAATACTTCGGCTTGACCAACATCAGAAAAGTCCTCCGGCTTGTAGCATTCAGGGTCGTTATAAACCGCGGGTGGAACATAACCAGCTTGTGATTGTACTTTGGCATAAAAGCGCTTAGCACTATGCCAAATAGTATCAAGTTCTGTAACATCTAAGGGTGGATCACATTTATTAGCTTCTTCCAAAAAAGTCTGATAAGAGTTGTCGATATCCCCATATTTTTTAATGATGCGACCGGCAAAGCGAGACATAGTAGCATTGCGGCTGCCTTCAGAAATGGCGGTGTTAAATTGGCCTTTTGGCATATCCACATCGAAGTTATCTTCAGCTAAATACTCCGATAGATTGCAGCTACCTGGATAGAGCTCAACCTCAGGTGCGGCTGTACCAAAGAAGAAACGTGCTGCATCTAGGGCCTGCGTATCAAAGTATGGAAAGATAGAATTAACCAGTCTTTTCATATTGCTATAAAGGGCGGAATCGGTGATTTGATCTATGGGGAAAAGCACATGAAACTTTGGCCTTGCTGGTCTGCCATTTTTCTCACGGTTATGAAAGCGGCTGTAATGAATAGCAAAACTAACTCCAGGAAAGGCTTGTAAAATATCGGTTGGTGTTACCCAATCAGTAGAATTTTCTGAGTGATCATTGTCACAATCAACGGGTAAGCAATCTGAACCGATGAAGTTGGCACCATTTCGGTAATTATTTTTATATTCAGCACATACATAGTCATGACAGACTGCTGCTTTTAAATTAACAGCATCTAAGATAATGGTTTTATGAGGGTAGGAGCAGTTGCTTGGTGTACCTGTATAATCTGCACTATAAATTGTAAACATCAGTCTTGCACCTCCTTGGCACCATGCTCTAAAACCTTGGTAATAAATTTAAGTGCTTTAATAATGGTTTCTAACTCACAGTCACCACCTAGACATACCTCGAAGCCTTCATCACCATAATGGCCCAGTGGTTTACAAGTAATATCGCTACCGCCTAAATCTTCGATACGAAAATAAGTACGACAGCCATGACCACTGTCACCGCCTTGATAGCCATTGGTGCCTGCCTCAACTTCTAGAATATTGGCACTCCAAACTTCACGGGCAAAGGTAGTAACTTTCATTCCGTGAACCGTTCTTTCTTTTTCTTCTATTGCATACATGTTTTATTCCTCCTGACATTTCTCGTTAAAGTAGCGTAACGGATAGTTCTTCTATTTGGCGCTTTTGATTTCTG